CCCGATGGCTCATGATGACACTTAATCCATCACAGAATTGGGCGTACCATGAGCTTATTAAACCATACTTGGACTGGCGCGACCGGAAGATATTCGGTCCGAAGCTCCTCATTGATGAGGATAGTGCGACCCCAGTTATTGAGCTTTTCGAGTCGGACACGTATGCGAACAAGCACAACCTCAAGCCAGACTTTATTAAGACGCTCGAGAACGCATACAAGGGGCAGATGCGCGATCGTTATTTGCTCGGGAAGTGGGCCGCGTTCGAGGGTCTGGTCCATCCAGGGTTCGATACATCTTTGAACTTGATGAAACGCGAACAGATGATGGATCATCTTGCAGACTGTAGGAGAAGACATGTCAGGGTTAAAGCAATCGAGGGTTATGACTTCGGCATCGCAACGCCGACTTGCTACATTCTTGGGTTCGTTGACGACTTTGGTCGTCTATGCGTTCTTGATGGCTTTTATCATCCTAATTTTGACGTATCTCTACACGCAGCAACAATCCGAGAGGTACGAGGACGTTATCATGGATTCTTACAGTTCCCAGAGCCGGTAATTGCCGACCCTGCAATCTTTAGGAGGATCGTGGTTGCTGGTCAGCAAGTTCGGAGTACGACCATCTCTCGCATCCTGAAAGATGGGGGGCTCAACGTGCGTCCTGGGAGTAATGACATCCTATCAGGTATTGCGAAAGTGAATAGTTACATCGCAGGGACACCGAAGACCCCCCATTTAACTTTGGGGACTACGCCAGGGACATTGCTTTATGTTGCGGAAGAGTTGCCGTGGTTTCAAGACGAGATCATGTCTTATTACTGGAAGCGCGATCCACAAGGTAAGGCCCTCGACGAGCCGTCGGATAAAGATGATCATGCAATGAACGTGATCAAATACATGCTAAGCAAGTTGCCTGAGCCGTCAGAGATCAAGGTGCCTAGCGAGGCTCTTCCTCCACGCTGGTCCTACTGGCATGAGATGTCGATGGAAGATTTCAATCAAGCTCAAGGGAGGCATGTGTGACTCACACAGCTTTAGCGGCGACTGCTACTCCCGAATGGCTGACTGTGATGCGGTCGATGAATGGCTTAGTTGAGTCACCTGGAGACGCAGACAATCCGAAAATCTTGGCGATGCGTGACACAATCGCGCTCGCTTATCCTGAGATGGCAACTTACTGCAACGAATATCAACACGATGATACTCCGTGGTGTGGTCTGGCTGCTGCGTATGCGATGACAATGGCCGGCATTCGTCCAGTATTCGGACCCACTGACACTGATCGCTTCTATTGGGCGCAGGCATGGGATGATCCCTCTTTTGGTACGAAGCTTGATTCTCCTGTGCTCGGTTGTGTCGTTGTGCTTAGTCGCGATGGCGGCGGTCATGTTACTTTCTACGAATCTACAAGTGGCAGCAATTATATGTGTCGTGGTGGCAATCAATCTGATTCTGTTAATCTTAGTGCTCAACCAATATCTAAAGTTATAAGTTTGATTTGGCCAAACGAAGCAGGACCGGTTCCACCAGCAGATCGACGAACCCTAAAGAACGGGATGACGGGTTCTGATGTAGAGTCGTTGCAAGAGAGCTTAGGTTTACCAGCAGATGGAGAATTTGGTGCAATCACAGAAACCCAAGTTAAAGCATTCCAAGCAGCCGCTGGTCTCTCGGCGGATGGCGTGGTTGGTCCTCAGACGTGGACCGCCGTGGATGGCCTCGACATACGTATGGAGGCGGGAAGCGACGGTATCGATGAGACGGAGACGGCAGCTATTATCACAATGGCGAAGAAGTCCGACATAGCTGACTATGAATGGCCAGGACGCGGTTATCCTCCTCCTGGGTACATTCCTGGGATGGCTTGTACGTATGCATTGGCTCTGAAGCGTCTACAGGCAGAGGTGCCGGATGCTATCTCTATGGCTCAAGCAGTCACCAATTCGTCAACTGATGCACTTAATGTTTACAAGGCAGAGTTTGCCAACCTTGACATGGATAACAGTGTCGACGGTGTTGATACTCTGCGGCATCTTTTTGTAATGATGATCGGCTTAGGTATGCGTGAGTCTTCTGGTAAGTATTGCGAAGGCCGAGACATGTCAGCATCGAATACGTCGTCAGACACGTGCGAGGCTGGTTTGTTTCAGACCTCATGGAATATCCGTTCGACTGATCCGGCTATTCCAATGTTGATGGATGAATACGTGGATGACCCAAATGGGTTCCTTGATATATTCTCAGAAGACGTAAGCCCGACCTCGAATAACCTAAACACGTACGGCACAGGACAAGGCGCTACGTATCAGTTCCTTGCGAAGTTCTCACCGGCGTTTGCTGCTCTAGTAGCAGGTACAGGTATGCGAACAAGATCGAACCATTGGGGACCAATCAACCGCAAGGAGGTCACCTTGAATCCGGACGCAGATAAGATGCTGAAGGACGTTGAGACGATTCTGGAAGAGGGTCCAGACCCAAATCCGGAGCCGGAACCAGAGCCAGGTGACGTACCAGAGGTTGCTCTTACTACTAAAGGGGAAGTCATCGTTAAGGTCAATGGGAAGGTTGTGTCGTGACAGATCATTCTTGGCGGAACCTAGCGGAAGACGCTATCAACGACATCTTTAAGCAATACGTAGGTGAGCAATTAATCGCTTTGATCCGTCAACAGATCGGCTTGGGTTTGTTTGCGCAGAACGTGACTGCGGCGAGGGATCATCGTGAAGCGGCTCTTGAGGCAATTAGTACTTTGTAGGGTGCTATGTTCATCTCTAAGGCAGTAATCATTGGGCTTTCTGTCTGCATCGTTGCGCTCGTGTTTGCGCTGCTGGAGCGTGATCTCGATGCAAAGGTTGTGGTGGACTGTATGGACCCAACTGAGCGAGAGAACGTGCGTGGCCTTACACTTCAGGCGATCAACGATGGATTTAGTAACCAGATAAAGCTACTGTTTGAAGTATGGATGAAAGACCCAAACGACCAACCGCGTCGAGCTATGGTTGGAACGAACAATGCAGTAAATGCGCATATTAGGGCGCGTAAGCAGGCACTAGCTTGGGATCCTCCGTCTTGTTAATCCTCTAACTCTTGTGTGAGTCACACAAATGGCCGATAATCTCGACGTGATCGATCAAGGCAACGACACGACGGATGTGTTCGATCCGGATAAGCCTATGGTCGAGGATGTACCTCCAAAGCCGCAGCCGCTTTATCAAATTTACGAGGGATCCAAGGTAGTTGTCAGCAAACAGGTTGGCAAGTACTGGAAGAATGTGTTCGATGCGGCGATGACGTCTTATTCACAGACGCGACTCGTGTGGGAAGAAGTTTATCGCTATTACAATCATAACCAGTCGAAGGCGAACTATACGCCTCGGGGGACTTTCCATCGTGGTGACTCGTCCGAGAATATTATCTTCTCGAACTTGAACATCATGCTACCTGCAATTTACAGCCGTAATCCTGATATCACTTGCTCGACAAACGACAAGGCTGACGAACCTTTTACGACGTGTTTGCAAGCCGTACTCAACGCTGTGTTTCAACGTAAGAACCTGATGAATGTTAAGAACAAGGTGAAACGCGGTGCAGGCTTTGCTTTGTTGACCAACTTCGGCGCACTCAAGATTGATTGGACGAAGAAGGACGACTCGGTTGAGATGGCGCTCGAGGAGGTTCAGCGTGTCAGTCAAGAACTGATTACCGCGAAGAATCAGGCTCGTGTTGAGGAGCTTTATGGACAGCTTGCTTCGCTCGAATCATCTATGGATGTGCTTAAGCCAGGTGGGCCGAGCATGAGTGCGATCATGCCGCACAATCTGATTATTGATCCATTTGCTGAGGAGCCAGATGGTAGCGATGCGAAGTGGATGGCTGAAAAAATTTGGTATCCAACAGCAGGATTGGCCGAGAAATTCACGTATAAAGACCCAGAAACTGACGCAGATGCACTCGATGCGCCACGAAAGTTGATTTACAAGCCTACGCATCAGGCGTCGTTGAGCGCTGGACAAGGTGGCCAACGCGATGATGGTTTGGGGATGGTTCTGCGCTCGTTGAGTGGCGATACCGCAGATCAACCATTGAGCTTCGAAGACCCAGAGCGTCGTGCGTACATTGATCAGTACTTCACAGAATGTGTCCTGCTTTGGGATAAGCAGATGCGTCGCGTGTACCTGTTCCACTCGGAAGATTGGTCATGGCCGTTGTGGGTATGGGACGATCCCCTTGGAACGAGTAGATTTTTTCCGTACTTCATTATCGGTTTCATAATGAGTACGGGAGGAACTGTTAGTGTCGGTGAGAGCGCGTACTACCTCGACCAACAGGACGAGATTAACGACATCAATCGGCAGATGGCACGCATTCGTCGAAGCGTATTCGACAATTTCTACTACAATTCCGACGTCATTACGCCGGATGACGCCGAAGCGTTTGTTAAAAGTCTACGTGGTGAGACGCAAGGGGCGAAGAAACTTCTGGGTATTAAGGCGGGTGAGAACGGTAAGATACAAGATTGTATTCAGGCATTCGCACCGCCATCACTTCAGTTTGAACAGCTATTTAATAAACCGGCAATTCTCGAATCGATTAATCGGATCACGAATACAAGCGACGCTCTACGCGGGGTACAATTCAAGACTAATACTAACGTCGCGAGTGTTCAATCGTATCAGGAGTCCATGAGACTTAGTGTTGGTGCAAAGGTTGATGTGATCGAGGACACGGTTGCAGATATTGCCTTGTCCCTCGCAGAGCTATGTGTGCAGAACTATGATCAGCAAGACGTTGCCAGCCTTGTTGGTGACGCGCTGGCGGCTGCGTGGGAGCAGATGGATGTTAAGACGTTCACGCAGAAGATCAGTGTGGAGATTGTTGCAGGTTCGATGGAAAAACCAAATTCCGTATTTAAGAAGAAGGAGGCAATTGAGGTTGCTCAAGCAGTTGGACAGTTTGCGCGTGCGGCGCCTGGATCGGTGACCAAGATTATGCTTGGCGCATTGCAGCAGGCATTTACTGAGTTGACGATTAAGCCTGAAGACTGGTCAATGATTGATCAGGAAATCTCGGCGTCGATGCAAAAGGGCGTATCGACACCAGGGGCTGGAGGAGGAGCCCAGCCTGGAAGACCTGCGGGTGTTGGAGCCGATCCACAACAATTGATGGAGCGTGCGAGACAACTGCCGCCGGAGGATAAGGAACAAATACAACAAATGAGCCAATCCGGTGCCGACGGACCGACGATACTGAAATTCATCCAATCACGTACAGGAGCAGGGTAAATGGCTGATAAGAACCTGTCGAACACGGCAGCGGAAGATACCGTATTCGAAAACCTCGGACTCACTCGAGCAGACCTTGGTATTGAGGATCAAGGGAGTGGGAATGAAGACCTCGATCAGGGCAGTGGAAATGAAGACCTTGATCAAGGTTCAGGGCAAGAGGATTTTCAATTCGGTGACATCGAGGATCAACAGCAGCGACAACCGACTCGGGATCAGCAATCTCGTGTGAGTCACACAGAGGGCCGTCTACCGCAGGGTGCCGAAGTCAAGGCGGATGCGAAGGGTAATCTTGTTAATGCTCAGGGTCAGATTGTGGCTCGGGCAGGTAAAGAAGCTCGTTTGTATCAAGACCTACACAAGACACGACAACAGGTTCAGGGTTTCGAGCGGCGTATTAATGATGCGGAAGGTCGTGTTCGTAAAGCTGTAGAGATTGGTCGTGGGCTGCACGAAAGGTTGACAACGTTGCAAGCTCAGGCTGACTCTGTAAAGCAATTTGGGCTGGATCAAGGTGAGCATTTGACCGCTTTGCGTCTGTTTAAGGAGCTTCGAGACAACCCACAAGCGGCCATAAAAAATATCTTGACAAGAGCCGCAACAAATGGTATAAATGTAGCTGAGC